TACTATGTGTTAAACTTTAGAGGTTATTGTCCTTACTCATATACAGTAAAATAGTTATATTTATTTTAATCTGATTTTCTCCTCTAGATTAGATAAAGACAAAAAGCCATCTATTTATTTAGGTGGTTTTTTTCGTTTTGCACTTGATAATAAAAAAATGCTATATTTATTATTGAATTAAATCCTTGGAGGTCGCTCAGTGAGTGAAGCTAATACACAAACAATGCCTAATCAAAGCAGTAGCGAAGATTTAGAGGCAATTAAACAGAATAGAGATCAAATCTTAGAAGAAAAAAGAGATTTGAAATCAAAATTTGACACCTTAAACTCAAATTATGAGAAAATGGAAAGTACTCTAAATGCTCTTGGTTCGCTAGTAGGCGTAAAAGAGGGTGAAGATATTACCTCAAAAGCTCAAGAATTGATTAAGGCAAAAGAGCAAGAGGCTTTTGAAAAAATGACTGATTTAGAGAAACTTCAACATGAATTTAGTGTTTTGAAAGATGATCTTACAAATCAGAAATTAGCTAAAGAAAAAGCTGAAAAAGAAGCTCTTAGTTTGCGTATTGACGATACAATTAAAAATGGACTAGGAAAAAGAAATATTGATTCAGATTTTCTTGAACCTGCTATGTTACTATTAAAGACTCAAAATGGGTTTACTGGTATTAACGGAGCTGACCTTTTAATCGGTGATAAATCTTTATCTTTGGATAGTGTTTTAGATTCTTTCCAAGATGCTAACAAAAAGATGTTTAAAAATCCTTCTAAGGGTGGTTCAGGCTTTTCAAATGGTCAAGGTTCTTTTACTCCTAATTCTGATATGAGTTCTATGATGAAACAAGCTAGAGAAACACGAAACTTTAAAGGTGTTATTTCTAGTATGAGAAAACAACAAAAAGGAGAATAAGCAATGTCTATTTCAGGCAATGGTACTACCCAAAATAATCCTAACTACTTAGGAGTCCTATTTGAAATAGGACAAAACGCTACACCATTTTTAAACATGGTAGGTGGCACAAACGGAGCAAGACCTGTAAACGGTGTAAACTTTGCTCTAAATACTAACTATGTGCTAGATGCAGCAGCTCAGCCAACTATTTCTGAGGATGCTTCTGTAACTGGTGCTACTGCTTCTACTTTTGCTCAAACTCAGGATGAGAACGCAGTTCAAATCTTCCAAAGAGTAGCTGAGGTATCTTATGCAAACGCTTCTGATATTTCTACTCTTGGTGGTGTTCCAAATTGGGCAGGCAACCAAAATGTAACAGACAAAGAAGCTGCTCAAATTGAGCGTAACCTTCGTCAAATGGCAAAAGACCTTGAATATACTATGTTCAATGGTGCTTACACTAAGTGGACTGCTTCTAATACTGCTTCAGGTACAAGAGGTGTTTCTACTGCTATCACTACAAACTCAGTAGATGCTGCCGTAGCTACTTTAGATAAAGCTATGTTTAACTCACTTACTAAGTCAATGGCTGACAATGGTGCAGAACTAGACAATGGTCAATGTGCTATTATGGTGAATTCAGGCTATAAGCAGGCTCTAAGTGACTTGTTTGTACTTCAAGAGCGTTCTTTTGAGATTGGTGGTTATGCAGTTGATACTATTGCTACTGACTTCGGTATGCTTGCTGTTCAATATGCTCCACAAGTATCTGCTACTGAGATTCTTATTGTAGATGTTTCTAAGTGTTCGCTTGCAGTTTTACCTACTATGGGTGAAGCTCTTTACATTGAGGAACTAGCTAAAGATGGTGCTTCTTCTAAAACTCAAATCTATGGTCAATTTGGTATGGACTATGGACACGAGACTTTCCACGGAAAAATCACTAACTTGCCTTCACTCTAATTTAACTAAGAGGACTCTTCGGAGTCCTCGCTTTTTATTTTTATGATTATTAAACGATTAGAAAACCAAACAGATAAAACTATGATTTATGACCCTAGTCAAAAAAAGGTTTTATTTAGATTTGAAAATGGAATATTTGAGACTGAAGATGAGTATATTATTTCTTTTTGGAATAAACATTTTGCTCCTGTTTCTGATGTTGAGCATGAGAGACACGACACCGAAAAACCCAAAGCCAAAAAAAGAGGAAGACCCAAAAAGTCAGTAGAATAATGGGCAAAATATCTTTTAAAATGAACGCTAGGGATTTTAAGAAAGCGATTAAAGAATACCCTGAGGATCTTGTTAAGGAGCTTAGGAAGGCTTCTAAAAGATCGGCTTCTATTGTTGAGGACGAAGCTAAACAAAACCATAGATATACAACTAGGCTGGGAAATTTAAGAGACTCGGTTAAGGGTTATGGCGGTGTAACTGCTTCGGTGTTAAAAGAGGGCATATTTAAAAGGTTGAAAGAACTACTCAAATTTGGCATGGGTGCTAAAGCCTATGTAGAGTTAGTTCTACACGATGAGGGGCATCCTTTAGGTACTGAATATGGTAAATATATTCACGAAGGTTTTAAAAGTTGGGGAGCTGATAAATTTATTGATAAGTCTATGGCTAAACATCAAATGACAATTATTCGTAATTGGAGAGAAGCTATTGACAAAGCAAATAGGAAGTTTTAGAAAATGCCATTTTTAATTCAAGATGATATTACAGACAAAGTTGCATCAAGGTTTAAAACCGATGCAAATACAGATTTAGATTACTACTTAGATTTAGGCGACCAGTATATAGTCTCACTTGCTCAGTCTAAGGGTGTTTTAGATTCTACTGATATTGCTACACCTATGGTAATTGAATTAAAGCAGTATGGACTTTGCAAAGTTTATATTGAATTATTTGGTGATGTAGCAAATGTGAATAACAATGAAGCCTTTGAGATTGATAAATATCAAAACAAAGTTAATTATTACATGGAAAAGGCTAAATACTACGCAAATCAACTTACTAAAGAGATGATCTTACAAGAGGTTGAGGATATTACAGATAGGCATAGTGGTTCTTTTGAGCTATTTAGGAGCTAAGTAAATGCCTATTAAGACAAACATAAGAACTGCAATAGAAAACTCTATAAAAGGCATTACAATAGCTCAAGGCTATAACTTTGAAAACTACTCTAATGAGAGAGATTTGAGTTTAGCAACCTTCCCTAATTTTTATGTAAGAATTATAAATGAGGTAAATTTAGACTTTGATAGTGGTCAAACTTCGGCAAATTCGTACACTAATGAAGCCGAAACAGAAATTACTTTATGGACTTTGAATAGCTCCTCGGAATATGACCCTCAAAGAATAAACGAAGACCAACTAGACCTAGCAGAAGATGACTTAAAAAAGTTATTTGCTGATAGTGGTCAACAGGGATCACCTTTAGGGAACGCAGGTGCAGACATGTTTCTGTATATGGGAAGTGAAACTCAATACTTTGATTCTAATGATATTTTTACACCTGAGAAAAGAATTTTTAAATTTAGATTACAATACTCGCAAGATAGATTAGACCCTACTCAAATCGCTTGCTAAAATAAAGGATAATATAATGGCTTTTAATATTGTTAAAACCGAAATGATAGCAAAGAGGGAGTCCGTAGCAGGAACCCCCGAAACAATTACTTCAAGTGATTTTGATGTTAGAATGTACGAACCTGAATTTACACCTGATATTCAAGGTGGTGATGAAGATTCAAAATATGTAACTGGTGACTATGGTGAGGATATTGCCATAAGTGGTATTCAAGGTGCAACTTTTACAACCATGACTAAATTATCAAGTGCAGGAGCAGGACTAGATTCAGCTCCTAAATGGGGTAAATTAGCAGAGAGTTGTGGTTTGGTGGGTACTTCTTACGCAGGTACTGGTTATGGATATGAACCATTACAAAGTGGTGATAAACAAACTTCTACCTTTCATAAAATTGGTATTTCAGACGATGGAACTCCAGTAGGTTTAGAATCAGCTACTGCTGGTGTAATGGGTAATATGACTATTTCTGCTGAGGGGGTTGGTTCACCTTTAAAATTAAACTATGACTTTAAAGGTAAGTTTTCAGGTTTAACAGATATTGCAAATGGTTCAATACCTTCTTTAACTTCACCTGACACCACAGTCGGAGCTAAGTTTATGAATGGAACAGCTACTATTTGGGGTCAGTCTCTTTGTGTTCAATCTTTTTCTTTAGATATTGGTAATACAGTTGAGTATTTAGCTTGCCCTTCTGATAGTAGTGGCATTTTGTATAGTTCAATTATCAATCGCCAGCCTAGAATGGAAATGACTGTTATAGCCCCAACAAAAGCAACTTTTGACCCATTTGTAGAAATAACAACGGAACAAGAGCAATCTATTTTATTGACTTTTGGAGATTGGTCCATAGAAATACCTAGAGGACAAATTTTGTCTTATGGTGAATCTGATGCAAATGGCAAATTAGCTTATGATCTAACTATTAAACTAAATCGTAATAGTGGTGCAGATGCTACTATACAAGATGAGTCAACTTTCAGACTGCTTCAAGGAGCAACAGCTTAACAATAAAGCCCCTAAGGGGGCTATTTTTTTTATAAAGGGCAAAAAATGGAAAAGAAAATCAAAACTGTAAAACCTACTGATGAACTATTTGAATTTTTACCAATAGGATCAGAAGTAATTGAGTTTTCACCTAAACAAGTACCTATTAAGTATAGACCTACTTTCAAAATCAAACAACTCACAAAAAAAGATAAACTTGAATTTACTAAGCTAAGAATGACCATG